GCTCAATTATCTTGCCCTTCTTTTCTACATCGGCCATTAGGCTATCCCAGTTGGTTTGTTCTTCGGCAGAAAGTTCCCTCTTTTCCTTTTCCGCCCCACCCAGAATGACCCTGGCGTCAACCACCAGTTTCGCCCTATCCTGGCGCACTTCTTGTAAATTAACCATTTGTTTCCTCCTTTTGTCACAACATTTTCTCAACCAGTTCCAGCCGCTTTTTAAGATTTTGCAGCCGGTATCCTGTTTCTGTAGGAACTTTCGGGTGGTCCTCCTGGACCGGCCCGTGAATCCCCTGCAGAACATCTATGGTGCTGCGGATAACCGCAATCTCCTCTGGAGAGAGCGACATCCCGTATGTATGTTTTCCAACCGCCCTGCTCAACAGGGGGAAATCAATTTTTGCTCCTTCTAAAACAGACCGCACCCCGACGTCCGTGTCCGGATACGCCGGGAAGGTAACCGGGGAAACATCGTATAATTTGACCTCTATCAGTTCCCGGATGGGTTTTTCGGGATCGCTGTCATTCCACTCCTGTATTACGGGCATGAAAGCAAAACTCATCTGATCCACATCCTTACGCTGAATGGTAGTTACAAGATCTCTCGCCCAAGTAGTATCCGGAGGATCTATCCCGATTTTTAAACCAACGTCATCTTCTACCAGGCTGAGCGTTCCGGATTTATTCCGGCCAAGAACATAATTTGGGTCGTGATTCCATAGCGCTCGAACATCCGCCTCGGCAATCGTTTTTTTAAAAGCGCCTGCCCTGATTTTCTCCCGGTAAAACCCCAACACCTCCGAAAGTTTTTCAAAAACCGCGGCATGACCGGTGATTTTCGGTATTTTCCCGTCTCTTTCTTCTATCAGGATTTCGGTTAGAGGAAATGCCCGGCGCTCCATGGCGCCATTGCTTAACTGTTGTTTTTTCAACTCTATTGATTTTTTCTCTTTCGGCTTTGTGTCAGACCCAGTCAGGGGTTCCCCGCATTCCGGACATTTAGTGTCTCCGCAACGCTCTCCTGCTTTGTGATCTTTCGAATAGCCGCAATCTCGACAAATACAATACTTCCAGGAACCTTCCGGGTCTTTCGTGTTTATTTCCATATCGTCCTCCTATGACAGTCCGGCCATCCGCCTGATATCCGCAATCAGTTCTCCGACAAAGAGTGCCGGTTCTGCCTGGCTGAAATTTTTAACTCTCTTTAATTTCCGGAGTTCAAACATTGTCTGTATTTCGCTGACGGGTTCTTCTACCCCAAGCGCCGCATCTACTTCTTTCCGGGAGTCCGCGACAAATCTCGCCGTTAGTTTTTCTGCGTAATTCTTCGCAAAAACCCGGACTGCATCTAAATCCACCTTAACTCCGAAAGCATCGGCCGCCTGGCTGCAGACCGACTCGCCCAAACCGGTGATTGCAGGCGTTACCTGTTTTCTTACATACTCGGGATGGTCCCGATAAAAAATATCCAGTTTGGCATCGAAACCGCCCCGGTCTTTCCGGGACAGATACTTATTCGAGAATTGCGTAATATCCGCGGCCTCTCTCCGGATTATCCGGCTGGCGGCCTCTTCAAAAATCTTGTCCCACCCGGCTACCGCGCGTTGAGCAATTAAAATATCAATATCCCCGCGCACTTCCCGCTTTTCGGATGCCGGGACCATATTAAGTGGCACAAGATAGGACGTGCCTTGCCCTTTGGGCAGTGGGTTCATATCTTCCAATTCCCTGATATCGTCCGCGCTCAGCCATCCCCATTGCCGGCCAATGGCGTATGCTTCATATCGGCTCTTCAGGTCCCCGCGCAAAAGACCGGCTACCAAAAAAGCAATAAAATATTCCGGACGTTCTTTTGGAGTCAGCAGGGAAATGGTGGTCCGCATCTCCCACCGGACCAACCAAGGCATCAGGGTGTGGACTACAAATTCCAACGATTGATGTTCGATGTTTGAAAAAGTGGCCTTCTCCAAATCCGCGACCATGTGCGGCGGGATCCGGTAAATGCGGCATATCTCGGCAACCTGGAACTTCCTGCTTTCCAAAAATTGGGCTTCATTCGGGGCGATACTGGTTTGTTTCCACGTCATACCTTCTTCAAGTAAAGCAACCCGGTGCGATTTTTCCAATCCTTCATGCATCTCTTTCCAGGATTGCTTTATATTTTTTCTCGCTTCATCCGATAATTTTCCCTCCTTTTCCAGCACACCGCCCGGCTGGGAATCGTTTGCAAAAAACTTTGCGCCATATTCCTCGGTGGCCAGCGATAAACCAATGGCCTCCCGCGCCATCCGGATCGGGCTGTATCCGACAATTCCGTTATGAGAAAATCCCCGCATATGCAGAACCCGGTTGGCCGGCAGCCGAAGGCCTTCCCCGGAAGGCATTGTAAGATCGTAAACAATCTTGCCATTTACCCGTTTGGGGTTCACTCTTTCCGGAGGAAGCACCCAAAGCCCTTTCGGGTGCCCATTGTTTCCCCACTCAATTTCGGAATAAGCATTGCCTCGTATTCCCAGGTGTCCCATCGTCGCTTCTCTCCATTCCAGCGAAGTCACTTCCGGGTTCGGACTAAGATGCAGCAACTGATAGACTGGATGTTTTACGGACCGTTCTTTTCCGCCCCCGGGCAAACGCCGGTAAGTTTGCAACGGCAAAGCCGCAACCGATTCCGCTAAAATTCGGACGCAAGCATAAACAACCGTCGAGTAAAGCGCGGTCGTGGCATTAACCGTCGTGCCCGATTTTGAAGCGGTCCCGCCCATCAACTCCACCAGCCATTGCTCTGGGTTGGCTAAAGAAGATGTCGGATGCGCCCGCTTTAAAATCTTCAGCGCTATCCTGTCCAGTAATTTCATTTGCCGATCATAATCACCACCGGCCCGGTATCGCTGCCGGTATCGCCTTTCAGCCGTGTGATCACCGAAGATAAATAGAGATTTTTCAGATGGATAAAACCTCCGGATGGTATGACTACATAACTATCCGAAGTGGTCGCATCATCAAACGCTACCCTGACCGCAATCGCTGTCTGGGCCCGGATATAAATCTGCCGGACTTCGGTGTATGTTGCTGTTTGCTCAGTGTAAGGATTGACGGTTATCACATCCTGAACTATGTCCGAGGTAATTACCGCGATGTCGCCCGGGACGAAATTGGCCGAAGAAACTTTCGGGATGTTAAGCCCAACCACACAAACAATAGCCGCTACCGCAAAAACAAAAAGCGGGATAAACTTTTTCATGCGTCTCCTCCTCTTTCAACGAGATACGGGGTCTCTTACATTCTTCAGGCCCGGTCAATTCCCCTAGTCTCGTAAACCGACTTGCCGGTGCTCATGTGTGCAATTGCTCTTCCCAAAGCCATAATCAAGGCAACCATTCCGTCTATTTTCTCAATCGACTTTACTTTGCTTGGTTTTTGATTGCCGGCCGCATCCTGTTCAACCATCGTGTTATCAGCCATCCAGCGCAACACCGGATTTCCTCTATGCTGCAACTTTTTCCCCAGCAATAGCTTTAGGGCTTCTTTTGTCGGAGCAGACATGCTGGCAAAACCCTGGCCGAACGGAACCATCTCATACCCTGCGCCGGCCAGGTCTTGGGACAACTGGGTCATTCCCCAGCGGTCGTAAGCAATTTCGCAAATGTGATATTTTTTATTCAAGTCCTCAATCTTCCCAAAAATCGCTTTGTAATCAATAACGTTTCCGGGGGTCGCAATCACGTGACCCTGCCGTTCCCAAACCTCGTAAGGAACCCGATCCTTTTGTGAACGCTTAATCATATTTTCTTCGGGTATCCAAAAAAACAAGAGCACGACATAGGAATCGCCGAACGGGAAAACCAGCGCCAGGGCGGCTATGTCGGTTGAGGAAGCCAGATCTAACGCGGCGTAACAATCCATTCCTTCAAGTTCCGATAGGTCCACATCTCCCGCGCTCGCATCCCAGACCGACATATCAACCCACCGGGTCTCTTGTTTCACCCACTGGTTCAGGTAATATCTGCGGAAGGTGTTCTGCATAGCCGGCACTTCTTTTGCCTGGGCCGCCAAAGTGCGCATCTCATCTATTTTGCGAAAATCACCCAGCGCCGGGTTAGCCGCATACCAAAGCCGCTCATCGGTCCAGTCTTCTTTTTCCGGGACTCTGCAGATATAAGCGAAGAAAGTCGGGTCCTTAACAATTCCCTTGATAGCCTTCAGCGCATAATCGTGTAGCTCGTAGCAAATAGAGTGCCGGTCATATCCGGCTGTAGTGATTGCCACGGTCAGGGGTTGCCGGCGAGTTCCTCCGGCGGTCCTGAAAACATCCCACAGTTTCCGATTCGGCTGCACGTGCAGCTCGTCAAACATTACCCCGGACGGATTAACTCCTTCTTTCGTTCCCACTTCGGCCGACACAGCGCGGTAAACACTCGCCGTTTTGTAAATTACGATCCGCTTTGTGCTGTCCACTACCCGGCCACGCTCCTCGAGCACCCTTTTATTCCGGACCATGGCTGCCGCCACATTAAAAACTATTCCGGCCTGGTCCCGGTCCGCAGCTGCCGAGTAAACTTCTCCGCCCATCTCGCCATCTGCGTAAAGAAGTTTTAAAGCGATCGCAGCAGCAGTTTCTGATTTTCCGTTCTTCTTGGGGATTTCAATGTAGGCGATTCGGTACTGCCGGCTGCCGTCCGAATTAAGCGTTCCGAAAATCGGACGGATAATATCGTTCTCCTGCCATGGTGCCAAAATAAACGACTTGCCGGCATATTCGCCCTTGGTATGTTTTAATCCGGAGATAAACTTAACGGCTTTATCCGCGGCTGCTTGATTAATCTTTCCGCGGGGAGTAGTCAGCCGATATTTTTTAAAGTCAATCTTCCTCAGCTTCTTCTTCATTAATCTAACGTCTCCTCAAAACCGCCCTTCGGTTTTTCCGAATCCTTATCCAACATCATCCTTCCTCTGGATGATGGCGTCATTCCAAACTCCGCGCATAACGACTTGCATATTTGCAGATACTTCTGCGCGATAAATACTTGAGGGATTGCCTGTACCCCATTCTTAGTGTGGTAAATCATCCCGTGGTCTATAACTTTTTCCGCCTGTTCCCACCTGGCGTATGCCTGGCAATATCCAGCCAGTGCCACCCGGTCAATTGTAGAAAGCAATCCCAAACGTGAAAGCACCGGAACAACTCTGTGCCATTCGTTCTTCGCCACCTTCTTTAACCAATGCGGACAAGCGGGAATATCCTTCATCCCCTTTACGCCCTTTCCCTTACCGTAGTTGGTTTTTTTGTCCTTTGACGATTTATTATTTTGGTTAGCAACCCCGAGTTTTGGTCTGTTATTCTTCTTGCCAAGCGGCCTCTTCCCCGGGTTCCCTTCCAATCTCCTTAATGCCAACGGTGTTGGCTTCCTTCCTCTGATCGCCATTTTCCCTCTTCCTTTTCCGGTTCTACCCCCTGGTGAATTTCGCGGGCGTTAACGCGCTCC